ATGTGTTTGCCATAATATTCCTCCTAGAATATTTTAAATGTAGTCCCTAGGGAAGTCGACTATACGCGTCTACATTTAATAATTGTTATTAATTGTATAGTGATTATTGTATATATTAGATTTTAATAGAGCGCAAGAGGGTGTGTAAGAAATATACGATTTCAGCGATGTGGCGTTTATTTAAGTAGCCACAGAAACTTGGGCAGCAGCATTTTCAATTGCGTTTTGTCTATCAGCAATTTTATTTTCCTCAAGTTTGATCTCAGTGATGACTTCTCTAATTTTATCATCAATTCTGACCATATCCAGAGTATATCTACCTTCTTGCTCATACTCCAGTTGCCACCTCAACTCCAAGGACCTCTTTTGTTTGTACAGGTCGTGTACCATCGATAACCTCCTCATAGGTTATTCTATTTACCTTGGGATTATTCATTTCTCCAAGATACTCCCATTTTATACTCTTATCTCCCAGTTTGTCAACTATTGAATCTTCAATAGATTCAACAGTATCTTCCGCTAATACTTCAAATTGAGCGTAGTATTTATATGCATTGATTTTAACTAGGAATTTCTTCATTTTCTCACCATATTTTGAAAATGTGGCGGAACTGTGTTCCGCCACATAATTAGTTTAGATTACGCACCTTCAACGCCGTAGATACCTCTATAGTCAGATACGCCAAAAACGTATCTTTCTCTAGCTTTGTATCTAACGTTACCAGTATCGAAATCACCTTCCATTGAAGTTGTCAATGGAGTTCTTTCAAAGTGTTTCATACCGTTTGGAACGTCCGTGATAATATAAAACGAATCAGAATCATTTAAGAAATGGTTCACTCTGTATCCTTGAGGAATCATTCCCATAGAATTGATTGCGTTAATATCATTATCTGCTGTCTGTGTTCTACCTTGAGATTTTAATAATCTCTCAGCTTGATACTGATTAGCAGATGGAACTATCATCTTCACGCCTCTAGCAGCTATCTTTAAACCTCTTTCATCAGTCATTGCAGCAATGTCAATCAATGCTTGCTCTAATGAAGTTTCGTTTAAGTCAGCTTGAGTAGTTAAAGTGTTTGAACATGCTCCCTGAATCGTAGTGTGATTCGTAGAGAACAATGAAACCGCGTCACCAGATTTAAATGTACCTACCGAAGGTAGACCATTATTTAAAGGTACCGCAGCTTTAACTTGTTTAGCGTTAGACATAGATCTTGCTAGTGCTTTTGTATATCTAGAAGCTAATCTATCGTAGAGATTATCTTCGATAGCTTCTTCTGTGATTGCGAAAGCTAGCGCGATCGTTTCCATAGTGTAACGAGCAGTGTAAGTCTCTTGTGCTGTATCGTAAGATACGCCTTGACCTTCTGCTTTTACATCAGCGTTAGCAAATCCTGATAACATAACTTCCTCTTCGAAAGCTCTGTCACTAGATTCAGTAACGTATATTTCGGCAGACTCGTTGTCATACCGTTTGTACTCCAGCCCAAATAGTGCATTTAGGCCTGGTTCTAGTTCTTTAACTAGCTGTGCTCTTGATATTGCCATGTCTTTATGCTCCTATTGCCAAGTGACACCAGCAGACCCAGTGTTTTGTAAGAGTTGGTTAAGGTTCTGAATAACAACTACAGAACAGCCTGCTGCTGTAATGTCGTTATTTTCTGGATCCTCAGCCGTTCTTATTAAACGCCATGAGTTGTTGGTTGCATGAGCACCAGTCGTTAGTATTTTTGAAGTGGATTGACCTGCAAGTTCATTTCCTGCTGGGTCACCAGTAGTTAGCCCATATGTTTTACCATATTCAGCTTGTGCTGCTGCTCCGTCAATCAAACCAACATAAAGTTGGAAAGGATTGTCTAATACAAACGCCGTGATGTCTTCACTGTTAGCTGGAGTAATAGGTTGGTTGTACCAATTTGACCAAGTAGGTTTTAGTGTTGTAGCAGCATTATAAAAAATACCATTTAACACACCTAAAGTCAGATCAGTAATCGCATTCTGCCCGACTTTCATATATCCAACTTTAGACTGTACTACAGTCCCTTGGTATAAGTCTTTGTCGTAAGCAGCATCAATGTAGTATTTGCCTTGTCCAGAAGTCGCTGGTGTAGAACCAATTACGCCTACTGGGATCAAACCAAAACCCGTTGAGTTATTGTTTGCCATGTTATTACTCCTTATGTGCCTGCCTTCCGAAGAAAGCCTCCAGCACGGTTAATTTATTCCGATAGTTTAAGAAATACTATTTCTTTGTACCACCGAAGGTTACACGAGATTGTCGATCAACATCGATCGGCATACTCTTATGTTGTTCCCTAAGTAAGTCGGTTTCAACTGCTTCGTCTTGTCCTTCAGTAAGTTTCTTCTGATATTCAACACGTCGCTTCGCGAGTTCTTCGGGTATCCTAGCCAACAATAGGCCTCCTACTCCAATGATCCCAGCGTATTTGCCGTCGGCAACTACAGGATAGTCCATGTCAGAATATTCATCAGCTCGCACTAATTCGTATCCTTCTCTCAGTCTTCCATAAATATTTTTACTATCTTGGAATCCAACTGATTCGGCTCTTATCCATCTGTGCCTAAAGCCATCAGGCGCTTTGGGTGCATCCAGAGAGGATGGTGGCTTATACTCTTTTGGACGTTCAGTTTTTGTCCGAGTATCTGCCGCACGAGAAGTTGTTTTTTTGTCTTCTTTTTTCATATGCTTATGCCTCCTTCGTGAGTTTTAATTGTTTTGCATATTCTTCGAGTGGCACATTCAATTTTTTAGCTATTGCTACTTGAGATGATGTGAGTCTCATTGTTTTGCGACCAGTTTTTGCACTTCTATTCGCAGAAGCCACCGACTGTACGGGTCTAGTCGTTTGTCTATCTCCACTATTATCAAATTTATGAGGAAAGTCAACTCTTATACGTTTATCTATTTCTTCATAATATTCATTTGTTTTAGGATCATAACCTTCTTTTTCCACTAGATCTTTGTGAATCTCAAACGCAGTAAAAGTCATAGCTCGATCTGTACCGAACCATCTATTTTTACCCGCCCAATCTTCAGCCATAGGATCAGCTTCAGGCAATGATTGTGGAGTTCTTTTTGGTAGTTTTCCACCGTCAGAAAGTTGTGCAGGTCTCTCTTCCTGTACAACTCTTTGTTGTTGTATTTTCGCATTTTCGAACGCTAGTTCGGCAATACGTTTATTTGCTTCGACTTGAGCAGCTGCATCACCTGCCTCAATGGCTTGCGCTAAACTTTTCTGCGCAGATTCCATTCCAGTTTTTACATGCTCCTCAACTTTCTTATTATAATCAGAATCAATTTTTTGAAATCTTTCCTGATCAAGCTTTCTTTTATTCTCTATAGCTTGAGCATATTGTATAGCTGCTTCTTCTCTACGTTCTGCTTCTCTCATTTTTCTTGTAAGTTTAGCAATACGTGATTGAACACCTTTACTGTAATCCTCTAACTTAGAGTCATCTTGTTTTTGTTCCTTTTTTATTTCTTTTACTGTTTCTTCTTTTACTGTTTCTTGTTCCGGGGCACTTGTTTCTTCTTTCGTTTCTATTACCTCTTCAACCTTTGGTTCATCAACAGTTACATCTACTTCAGGTCCTGAAGTATCTATATCTACTGTTTTATCCAACGGTTTTTTCTTTTCTTCTTCTGGCATAGTTTCTCCTTTTCTATGTTAAAATTGATGCAAGATATCCTCTGGATTCTTGACGGTTGCCAAAACTTCATCTTCATTCAACAACCTTACTTCTCCACCCTCAATTTGTATACGTGATCCTGCATAACGTGCGAAGACCACCCAATCACCAACCTTGCACCATGGACCTGTTGGATAACGTTCTTTATCCTTATAACATTCTGATCCCATTGCTAATACGTTTCCGCATTGCGATGCAACTTGTTGTTTGTCTACTGTTTCATTTGCAAATAAAACTCCACCTTTAGATTTTTCATTCATTCTAAATGGAAGAACTAACAATCTCCAACCTGTAGGTTGTGGTAGTTTATCTTTTTCTTTGGTAACTTCTTTTTGTGATTCGGATTTTTTTAATCCAACTAATTCTTTTTTAGGTGTTAGGATTTTTGGGCTTTGCGCCGTTGATATTGATGACTGTGCCTTTTGACTCATTTTGCTCCTTATCGTCTAGCAGGTTAGAGATTTCCTGTTTAGTTGCCTCTAGGGCGTTTATTTGTCCTATTATATACTTGTATGTTTCCATATTGTCAACCCCTCCGGACGTTACAGAGATTGCTAATGTTCTAATTCTAGAATCTAAAGCTCGTCTTAATTTATATATTACGTTTTCTAAATCTACCATTTAACACTTCCATCTTCTACGTGCCTGACGAATACGAGAATTTGGATCATTACGCGTTTTAGCTGATGATCTTCTAAGTTGACCTGCGCTTCTTGCACAATACGACTTACGTCGGTTTGCAGATTTTGATCCAGGTTTTACTTTACCCGTCACGGCTGTTTTTAATTTACTTCCAGGATTTGCTCTTCTATAAGCAGCAACTCCTTTTTGAGTCATTCCTGCTCCAGATTTTGTTTTTCTGTAATTACCACCTTTTCCGGTAGTTCTTCTTATAGGGTTTTCTCTACTCATTAGCTTTTACTCGTTTTTTGACTTCTTCTAAAAGCTGTAGCTGTAGGTGCTCCCTTACTTCCTGGTTTTCTTGGCTTTCCGCCTCTTTTTCTTTTTTGGTGAATGTTATACCAAAGACCTTTCTTTGCCATTCTTCCACTTTTTGTTTTATGCATGCCTTTTGTCATGTTTTCTCCTTTTCTATATTACACCCACTGCTCTTAAGCAGTCAGGGCAATTCTTTCTAAATCTTATGTGAGATCCACAGTGTTGAACTGTTGATTCTGTTGCAGGAGTTTCTTCCAAAACTACTGGTTCTTCTTTTTTAAGAAATAAACTTTTTATCCAGTTTATAAAATTTTTAATCATTATTTAATTTGACAACCTACTTTTTTACCAGCCATTACTACACCACCGCTAGCGTATTTTTTTCTTCCAAGAGGTCTAGGTTTTTTTTGTTGCTCTGGAAATCTAGATCTTTTAGGAGGTCTAGGTTGTGCTTTAGGTCTAGGTTTTTGTGGTCCCTTTGTACCTTGACCTCTCAGCTTGTCTAGACCACGTTTAAATTTTCTTGCGACACCGCCTACAGCTAATTCTTTTCTAATTCTAGATTTTTCTTCTCTTAAATTTCTTTTGCCTTTTCTAGTATATGCTTTTTCCGCATCTACTCTTCCAAGTTCTTCTAATCTATTTTCTCTTCTAGTATTCATAATTAACCTTTTCTTTTCTTAGCCATTTTTTTAAATGTTTTTGCTAACGCTTTTGCTCTTCCAGTGCAACCTTTTTTTGTAATAGGTGTACACTTTCCTTTAGTTCCACGTTTTTTGATTGATTTATTTACGTCTTGTATCCAACCACCTTTTTTCATACCAACTCTTTGAGCCATTGTATATCCATCAGCGTTATGTCCTACTGGTGGTTTATATCCTGATCTTGGACTTGTTGCATGTTGCAAAGTCAAAGCTGTTTGTCCAGAGTTTGGTGATCTAAAAGTTCTCATTTATCTTATTTTTTAGGTGGATTACCCGGATCAGATGGAGCATCATACTTTCCAATTGAATAAGCTCTTTTAGTATCTTTCATATGTTTAATTTTTTTCTTAGCTTCTTCACCTTTTTTAATAGCATCTTTATGTATATTAATTTCTTTAATATTTTTATAGTACATATGACCATGACCTGCTTCTTTACTTGCTTTCAAACTTTTTGTAGTTTTTTTAACAGATTTAATATCAGCATCTCTTTGACCGTACTTAATACGTTCTTCACGTGTAGATTTACCACGTGCAATTTTACTTTGCTTATATTTTTTAACAGCTTTACCAAAACCTCTTTTGGCTATTCCAAATATACCCATAACTTTTCCTTATCTTTTTTTTCTACTACCTTTGTCCATAGTCTTAACAGCAGAATATTTTCTTCTTCCCATAGCTTTTTCCATGCCTTCAGATTCTTTTCTTCTAGCTTTGTAGCTTTGAGATTTTTTTCCGTGTCTTGCACCTAGAGACTCATCTAATCTATCATCGTATCCTTGCTTCTTAGCTCTGCCACCTTTTTTCATTGCAGCTTTGCCACCGAATCTAGATTTGTAAGGTCTTGTTCCAAAATCGTTTCTCATATTTTCTCCTTATTATTTTTTTCCATTTCTGAAAATTTGTGTACCCTTTATACCAAATATTGACGCAACTACAAGTATCCATAAATTAGTGAACCATGACGGCAATGACTGGAAATAGTCGAAGAAAAGCTTGACTTTTTCCATCGCTGCCGGATCATCCGACATCACTGCCCACATTAACACAATTATGGGCGCCGAAATAATCACGAGGACGAATTCGTCCTTGTAGTCGTTTTGACGGGCTTCTAACAGTTTTCCCTGATATTCTTCCTCGCCGCGAGCTTGACGCTCTGCGTGTAAAAGTTGTGCATCAGACATTGCAGCTTTTGCTTTCTGTCTATTGGAATATATTTTTGCACCCGTTTGCAAAGCAATACGAGCTAAACCAAACCAAGCCATAAATTAAAACCAAGTTGCTGTCTGTTTTCTAGCTTTGCCAGTACCTTTTACAGTTACCTGATCACCAGTTGCAATTCTAGCGTTTGATCCTCTAATGCTAGATTTAGCTCTTGGATCTTTTATTAGATTCTGAGAAGGAATACCAACCTTTACAGATTTTCCTAATGGTGCTTGTTTTTCTTTTGACATATTTTTTCTCCTAAGGGTTTATATATACTAAGATTTAGGACCTTTCAAGGTTCTAACATCTTTAGCCTTCATTCTATCTGAAGTCAGTTTAACGTCAGCAGATATCAATGATTTTTCAATTGCTGTATCTGCTCTTAAATTAGCTAAGTCTTCATTTTGTTCAAGTTTATCATCAGTTATTTCTCTATTTTGAACCATCTTAGCTTTGTCTAAATTAATTCTTGCATCTACTTCTTGTTGTTTTCTTTCAGTTTCCATAGCTTTTAAATCAACTTCTCTTTGTTTCAATTTAAGTAATGGGTCATGATCAAATTGAGATGTAATTTGTTTTTCTTCCTTCATAAACTCTTCAGTCATATCTGCAATCAAGACAGCTTTTCTAGCTTCTATCTTTTGAGATATTTGTTGAAGCTGTTGTTGTACTTGTGGGTTTTGAACGGCCGCTTGTTGCATTTGTGGTAACATTGCAAACTCTTGCGGAAATTCTATTTGAACTTGTTCTTGTGCCATCAATGATATGTGCTCCATAATATTTTTTTCTAACGCTGCAGTAATGCTAGGATTGTTTCTAACAAAATTACTAGCCATAAAATTTAAGTGAGCTGTAACGTGAGCTCTATGATCTTGACCTGGAAACGCTTGGAATGGTTTCATAGCCATTGCATCAATGTGTTCGATTGCTGGATCTTTAGGTTGATTCGGTGGAGGTGGTGGTAATATTCTATCAATATCCTTTACACCTAATGCTTCATACATTTTTCTATAACACATATATAAATTGTG